TAGTCTTTAGGTTTTTCCTTTTGAACTACTTCTACTTTAGGTTTCTCTTTAGGTAACAAGAAATTATCTTGTGCTTTTATCATATCAGCATTTACTCCTGATGTATTAATCATTGTAGCTATAGCACCAACTTTAGCCATATCTTTAACATTCATATTATCTTCCTCCTTCCCTTCACTAATGTTATCTTTTTCAACAACATCTCCTGTATTAAATTGTCTTCTTTCTAATTTTGTTTCAGGTAATTTTCTACCTTCATCATCAAAATCAATTCCTAAATCTTTTGCTCTTTCTAATATAAAATTTCTCCAATTAGGTAAAGGAGCTATTCTTTGAAAAAATCTTTCATTAGCTTTTTCAGTATTACCTTTTAAATAATCTTTTAATATTTTATCAGTTTCAAATGCAATACTACCTGCAGGAAAACCTAAAAAGAAAGGTTGTCTTGAACCTGGTCCAATAATATTACTTGCAATAAATTCAGGACCAACACCTGCCATACCTGATAATCTAAAAGCTTCTGACCACCATTCGCTAGTATCAGAATCAATATCAGTTTGAACTTCTCCATATTTTGCCATCTCTCTTAATTCTTGAATACTACCATAAACAGGAATAGATGCTAAAATTTTTATCATAGTTCTTGCATCCCCATTCTCTACTCTTTGTAATATTTTATTTGTTTGTGCAGATTTTGCCATAGCCCACGACATAAATTGACCCATCAATCTTACCCAAGGAGTATTACTTTGAGTAAATAATAATCTGTTTGATACTTGAGGTATAATTGCATCTCTATTTGCAGCTAAAATAGCAGCGTCATTTAAATTCTTTTTACCTACTGATGTTTTAACAGCATCATCAAATGAAGTGCTACCAATTCTTAATGCATCTTTTATACTAATACCATATCTATCTAAATCTCTAACTAATTTTGAACCTTTTGATGAATTAATTTTATTACCTGCACTTACATATTTAGCAAGTTTTTGTGAAGTAATATAAGCATCAGCAGCTCCTGCATTATAAGCAAATCTTCTAGCAAATCCTGTTAACCATTGCAATCCTGAAATTTTAAAAAAGAAATTATTAGCTGCTCTTAAACTTAATTTATCATTACCAAGCCAACTAGAATGAGCTGTCATTTCATCTCCTTTAATAGCTAAAGGTTTTTGTAATGCAGCTTGTATTTCATTTGATTGTGCTAAACCTAAATTTTTTGCTACACCCCTTTCACCTTTTGCAGTTATAGATGTATTTTTTAAAGCTCTTAACCAACTTGTCCAGTTTGTTGAATTAGTAAAAGGTTGAATTAAATCACCTAAAGAAGCAATTGTTACTCTATCTAACATATTTAAGTTAGATATTGTTGATAGTGTTCCTGATAAAGCTTTTAATTGATTTTCTCTAACTTTACCAAATCTATCAAAGTAAGCATCTATAGTATCGTTAACTAATTTTATTTCTTTTTGAGCTAATAATCTCCATTTTTCATTGCCTGTATTTTTATATTTATCTTTTATTGATTGATAAAAAGGTTTTAAAAATTGACCATTAGCACCAAATCTTTGAGAGAAAGCTATAGAATTAGCTGACCTATTTACTAAAGATGATAATACTTGTGCAGCATCATTAATTAAAAAACCATTATCACTTAATAGTTTTTCTACTTTTGCATATGGACCTGTTAATATTCTTTGTTGATTAATATGATTACTTAATGGAGTAATAATAAAATTATCACTAATTTTTTTATCATTAATAAAATCATCTACATTTGTTTTAACAACATTGCCTGATGATATTTGATTTAATTGGTCTTTAAATTTTCTAGCAGCATTTTTAGGATTTTTACTACCTTTGTTTTTAAATATTTCAGTTAAAACTTTTTCAAATTCTTTTGGATTTTTATTTATTTTATCAAAGTTATATACTCTTGGAAAATAATCTTTAATGTTTTCTTTAGAAAATATACCTGCTTCATTATATAGTTGTTTAAAATCATTTAAATAAGAATTAATTTTTCTTTTTAATACTTGTTCATTTCCTGTTAATTTAGTTTTACCACCTCTTAATGAATTTAAAACATTAGTTTGTTCTTTTGTTGTATAATCTTTTGTTATAGTAACAGCTCTTGTTGTATAGTTTCTTTGAATATCATCTGCAACTTTTGATACAGAATTTTTAGCATAAGGTGAATCAATGTTTTGTAATAAAATTTTACTTAATTGTTCTGTTTTACCACCAAAGGCTGATAGTTTTGTTGCTGTAGTTGTAGATGTTAATTCTCTTATTTTTTGTAAAGTTAATTTAACAGCTTCATTTTTAATAAGATTTGTTGCTAAGGATTTATCTCCAACTTGTAATACTTTACTAGCTTGAACACCTTTTTGTAATGCTCCAAGAGTTGCACCACCAATAATCCATTTATTTAAATCATCATCTTCAGCACCCCATAACGTACCGAAAGCATAACCTATACCAGCACCCATTAAAGGTCTAGTTGTTGCATTTAAAACATATCTAACAGTAGCATCTGAAAAACTTTCATTTTTTTTTAACTTTTCTAAAATTTTTACATCTCTATTTTTAATTAATTCTGTTTCTTTTTGTAATAAATTAGATTGTTTTTTTACTAATGCTTTCTTTTCTTGATTAAAAGATTTTTTAAGTTCTGCTTTTTGATTTTTTAATTTTTCTATTTTATTTGATGTAGCTTTAGTAAACTTTTCTTTGTTTACTTTGTTTAATTTATCTATATTATTTTGTATTCGTAAACTTTTCTTTTGATAAGCTGGTATTATTGTTTCAAAAGGTTTAGAATAATTTTCACCAGTTTTTTTAATAAGATTATTTACTGTTATAAATTCTTTATCACTAACTATATTTTGAATATCAGTAAATTCTTTTTTTGTTAAACCTAATTTTTTAGCTTTAGCTCCCTCTGCTACTTGAATAACCTGAGCTAACTTTTTTTTATCAGCTCCTGGTAAAACTTTATTAATTGTTTTAAAAGTTTTCATAGCAACAGGACCTAATACAGCAGCACTACCTGCAGCTAAAGCAGCTTCTCCAGGTTTTATCTCACCTGTTTTTACATAGTCTGATAATAATTTATCAAGACCAACAGTAACACCTCCAACAGTTGCTAGTCCTTTGTATGACATAGTAGCAGCTCTTCCCCATGGTGTCAAGTATGCTAATAAATAAAAAGGGTCAAGTAATAAAGATGCCATTTCTCCAGCTTTAGTATAAATATCATCATCATATTTACCACCTCTAAATCGTTCAAATTTATTTAGAAGTTCTTGATTTTCAGCACCAGCATTATCTTTTAATACTTGTTTTAAATCTCTATCATCATCTTTAATATCAGTAAGTTTAGCCTTACCTAATCTAAAAACATTACCAAAGAATTGGTCTTGTTTATCAAAACCATAAGTAAATTTTCTAAACCAAGAAGGTTCTTCCTGCTCGGATATAGTAAAAGTTGAGTCTGTTTTAGGAGATTCGATTTGTTGTGTAGATTCATCAGTAGTTAAATATTTGTCATATTTACTAGAATCAAATTTTGTAGTAGGGGGTGTTATAACAACATCAGGTTGTTGCTCATTATCTTGAGTAATGTATTTGTCGTATTTTGACGAATCGAATATGTTTGTTTCTTCTGCCATTGTTCATTAGCTTATAGGACTAAATTTTGTAAAGTCATTAAATTTTACAGTAGTATTGTCAATTGCGTAAGTTTCTTTTATTTCTTTTCCTGTCATTGGGTATGGTAATATTCTTAAAACTTCTTCTCTAGTTTCAAATACAGGTTTATTTACTTCACCAAAATCTTTAGGAGTTTTCTTTTGTGTAACTGTATCAGTTTTCATATTATCAATAATTTTTTCTTCTTGTTTTATTGGTTGAACAACTTCTTGATTTATTATATTTTCTTTATCTTTTTCTAATTCTTTTCTAACTGTTTCAGTATTAGGTAAAGTTTTAGTTTTACCATCACTAAATGTAACTTTTATAGAACCTTGTGCATTACCTGTTTCACTTTCTTTTTCAGGTTTTGCAGTACCTAAATTATCTATAGCTGTTTTAAATTTTTCATTTTTAGGATTATTATAAACACTATTAAATGTTTTATTTTCTAAAGCTTCTTCTTTTGTTATAATATTATTATCAATTAATGATGCAAGGAATGCATTATTGACGTTAATTAAAGTTTCATTTTGTTGTCCATATTTTAAATTTTGTAAATTATTATTTATTTCTTTTAATTTTTGAACATTAACTCCATTTTTATCTGTTGCCATACCAATTAAAACTTCAGTATAAAGATTTGAAACTTTTCTTCTATCACCTTCAGAAATTACTATATTTGTTCCACTAATACTATTATCAAAGTCAACACTATTTCCAGTTGGAACTATTACTACATTACTTTCTTTTCTTAATACATTATTAAAACTACCACCATCTCCTATTACTGCTCCATTTGTAACAGCAGTTCCAAAATCTTTAATTCTATTTGCTAATAAACCATCTGTATTATCTTTAGCATAATGAGTAACTAATTTATTTGCATCCCCATTGTAGAAAACATATAATGCATCTGTACTATTTCCTGAACCTGCATAATCTTTATACATTTTTAATGCACTAGCAGTTGTTTTTGCAAATTCATTTCCACCACCTCTAAATCTTGTAATATTTTTATCTTGGTCTAATACAAAATAATCTTTTTGATTTGGTATATTTAACTCTTTTGCAATTTTTCCAATAGTTAAATTATTGTTTGCACTCTTATAATCTGAACTTTGTTTTGCTAAATTGTTAAATGTTTCAAAATTTTTCGTTCTAAAAAATTTATAACCAGCATCTGTTTTATCAATATTACTATATAAACCACCTTCATTTTTTACATCTAACCCAACATTTTTTTGATTAACAGATGTTTCAGTTAAGTTAACAGCATTTTTAGCTTTTAATGCTGATGCCATTTGTTCATCAATTTCTGCATCAGATTTATTTTTAAGTCCTAATATTTTATTAATTAAAAATCTATTACCTCTAGCATCTTCAAGAGCATTAGATGTATATCTAGTAATTGCTTTTTCTGCCATTGCAGCATTTTGTTCAATCTCATCTAGTGTACCTGTCATTTTATAATCAATAGTTTTACCATCATAATTATTAATCATATTAATTTTCATTTTCTCAGGTAAATCTTTCCAATTAGGAGTTGTTAATGGTAAAATTTTTGCAGCATATTGTGTTGCATTTTTGTCATCTGCATAAGCAGCGTTAGCAGATTCAATAGTTTTAAATTTCTCTTTTTCTTTATAATAATTTTCTATATCTTTCTCATATCGTTTTTCTTTTTTCTTAAGTAAAGAAGCTCTATTAGCTTGTAACTCTTCAGCTCTAATAGCAAATCTTTCTTTAGTGTTTGCTTTATCTTGTTCTATTGCTCCTACTGCAAAATTACTTAAGTCTGTCCAAAATCCCATTATTCTTCTACCTCTTCTTTAACTTCTTCTTTAACTTCTACAGCAGCTTCAACTTTGCCTGGAAGTTCTTTTTTAACTTTTGCTAATAAACTTTCACCTAATACTTCTTCAGTTGGTTCAGTTTTTTCTTCAACAACTTCATCATCTTCATCCATATTAATAGGTGTTACATCATCACCTGGTATTTGAGTATCAGGGTCATCTTCTTCTTCACCTTCATATAAAACATAATCTTTAATATCAGCATAATCAGCAATAGCTATTAATAAATAAATTGTTGGTTCTGCTAATAATAACACCATATCAGGATTAAACTTACCTGACCTATAACCTTTGTATAATACAACTTGTGCAATTTCATCTAACGCAACTCCATCATCAATTATCTCAACTAATTTTCTTAATGTAGTTTGTTCTGTTAATTCTAAATATACAGCTCTCATAGCTTCTTCTTGGTCTGTAAATTCAGGTGGTCTTTCCCATGCTGTAGGTGTATCAGGAGAAGCCGTTAAAGATTCTCCAGGAACAGGAGCATTGAAAGGATTTACACCTTGCTCATCAAATTGATTTTGTTGTATTTTTTCTGCCATTATGTTCTATACTTCCTTGTTTTTCTTGCTATACTTTTTGGTTGTTTACTAAATTGTTTACCTGAAGCCTTAGCTTTTCTTTTTGCTCTCGTTGTCGCTGCATACTCGGCAGCAGATAAATTTCTTATTGCTGCAGAAGGCAAATATCTTTCGCCAGTAATGCTCGATTTTTTTCCAGATTTTGTACGCCATTTTTGTTTACCCCAATCTCTTAATGATTGTTGTGATTTTGACAATGCCATTAGTTACCTACTTTTTTCTTAGCCTTCTTGTGAGCTTCTCCAAATGTAGCACCTTTTAACATTTCTTTTGTCATCATAGCCATATGTTTTTTAGTATGATGTTTTGAATGTCTTTTCATTGTTTCTTTTTGTCTTTTTGTTAACTCTTTTTTCATTATTTTTTTCCTTTTATTTTTTTAACTTTTTTCTTTTTTTTAGCACCTGCATATATTTTTGGTATGAAGGCTCTTCTCATTCCTAAACCCATTACTTATATCCTCCTCCAGCTTTCTTATATGCTTTTGCTAGAGCTTGAGCTTTTCTTGCTGACCATTGACCAGCTCTTGTTCCATGAGAAGCTTGATTTTTTATTCTATTAAATATCCGTTTTCTTAAAGTAGGTTTAGTATAATTACCTGCTTTATTAACTGTACTTTTTGCCATATATCCTTTTCTTAACTACTACCTATAAGATTCATATTTTTATAGTAGTTCATTATTTTCATTCTATCAGCATCAGAGTAAACTCCTTTTAATAAGTTTCCACCTGCTGAACCTGATATATCAGTACCACTATAAGTACCTGTTATATCTGTCATTGTGTTTGAACCTGAACCAAAACTAAAATCTACTTTAGTAATATCTACTGGTTTTTCTTTTTTCTTAAGTAAAGATGATACTGCTGATTTACCTGCAGATTTTGCTTTAGTAGTAAATCCTGTAGCTTTTTCTCCAGTACCAAAAGTATCATTACCATTAAATAAAAATTCCGTACCCTCTTCATTTAATGCTGTGTAGTCTTTATTTGTTGCTAAATTAACATCAAGTCTGTTAATAACTGCTGGGTCTAAAGAATCATAAATCTCTGCATTAAATGATTTACTTTCAACTAAACTTCCAATATCAGAATCATTTACATATGTTTTCATATCTATTGCTTTTGCTTTTAAATCATTAAAATATCTTTTAGCACCAGGACCATAAGTATCTAAAGTTGATTTATATGCTTCATTAATTGTATCAGTAACTATTTTATCAGATGCATTACTTCCTTGTACAAACCATTTATTACTTCCTAATGTTTGTTTACTTATATCAGCAACATCTAAACTACCTGCAGCTAATTGTTTTGCAGCTTCATCACTTGTTAAAGTATAAACTTGGTCTAAACTATCTGATACTGTAACTGTACCTTGTTTACCTTTAATAGGAGAATATTTTTTAGAAACATTTTTAGCTGATTGAAATAAATTTTTAGCACCTTTAGAAATTCTAGAAAATATATTACCTTCAGTTTTTGGTGCAAATTTAGAAAATCCTTGTTTAATTGAATTTGTAATACTACTAAATGTTTTACTTACACCAGCATTAAATGCTTGATAACCTGTTCTAATAGCATTACCTACATTACCTATTGCTTGTAAAAAAGTATTGGTACTATTCATAGCTGCAGTTGTCATTGTACTTAAACCACCTAATGCATAAGGCATAGCAACTGCTATACCTCTCATAGTTGCTTTACCAACTTTTTTAATACCTTTAGCAATACCTTTAAATGCTTTACTTAAAGGTTTAGTTACTGCTTTTGTTGTTTTCTTTATTACTCGTGCTACACTTCCCATATTATTTTCCTTTTATAAATTTATTTACTCCTGTTGATAATTTCATTTTATTAAATCTTTTTATACCTTTACCTGATTTGTTCATTCTTAACCAGTAAACATATTTATTATTATCACCTATATCTTTAGACAATCTCTCTGCTGTCCACTTATATATTTCTTTTAACTTAGTTGGATGAGTATTTACTGTTTCTATATGCCAACAAATATCTCCACTATCCCAATCTAAATTTTCAAGAACACCTGTTTTCTTAAATCGTTCTTGAACTTCGTTATTTAAAAATGCCCAATTAGTAAATGCGTATGCAACATTAGTAGTTGGGTATCTAAAAATTTTGTATTGATTCACTGACAAAGAAGGAATAATTTGTTTTGCTATATCTCTATTAGAAAGATGATTGTATTTATCAAAGTTTCTATAGAGTCTTATTACCTCTATTATATCATCATTATTGACCATTGTCAATACTTAATTAATCGTTCCTATTATCAATTCTATCCCAAATATCAATAGCAAATCCACCTAATGTTTTTAATGTACTTGCTCTTCCTGCATCAGAAGCTGCTTCGTTTCCTAAAGCTGCTATAGCTAAATTTGTTTGTCTTTCTTGTTCACTTTGAGCAGACTCATATTCCCATTTAGCTGCATCTCTCATTTCTTGCCATACAAATGATAATGCCTGATTACTTAAATTAAATGCATTCATTGCATTAGCTTGATTAACAGCATTTATTCCTGCTGTGTTAGCTTGATTTAATTGTCTTCTCCATGCTACATTTGATTGTTCAATAGCTAAAGAGTTTTGTGTATTAAATTGATTTCTGTTAAAATTTAATTGTTCATTAAATTGTCCTATTTGAGTATTTAAAGTATTTTGTAATCTTTGAGCCTCTAAACTATTACCTTGATTTAATGCAGCTACTCTATTTCCCTCACTAATATTATATTGTGTCATTGCATCATTTCGTGCAGCATTTTGTTGATTGATTGTAGCTGCTAAACTGTTTACAAATTGATTAGTTTGATTTGTACTTGTTGCATTAAATTGACCTGCAGCATTTGAAGCAGCCTGGTCTGATAACATAGCTTGTTGTCTATTCTGTGTATTTAATACTTCTGTTTGTTGAGCATTAGTTAAATTAGTCATATCCATTTGTAAGAATGCTTGAGCATTTAATACAGCTCTTTGTTGTGCATTAGTTAAATTAGCCATATCCATAGTAGCTAATTGAACAGCATTTTGCATAGTAGCTTGTTGAGTATTATTTAAATTTTGTAATTCAAAAGTTCTAAATAAATTAGAATTAGATATTGCAGTTTGTTGTTGATTGTTTAAATTTAAAACATCCATTCCTGCTGTAGTCTGTGCATTTGCTAAAGCAGTTTGTTGATTAGCACTTAAATTTGCTAAAGACATTTGCTGTTGTAACTGTGCATTAGTTAAACCAGCTTGTTGTAAATTTGCTAAGTTTGCTAATCTTACTTGTTGTTGTTGATTAGCTGAAGCTAAGATAGCTTGTTGCTCATTCATTGAATTAAGCTTAGTTATCTCTTGAGCATATTGCCCAGTTAACATTTTAGCTTTCATGTCATTTTCAGCATTAACTAACTGAGCTTGGAAATTTTGTTGAGCAGTTAAAACACTAGCTTGTTGTTCATTTGTTAAATTTTGTGAAGCTCTTTGTTGTAGAGCTGTAGCATTTGATTGAGCTATTGGTAATGCTGATTGTATAATTGCATTTACTAAAGCTTCTCTTGCTATTGTAGATTTACTTAAACCTCTAGCTGCTAAATTCTTTTCAACATTTTCAACAGCACCTCTTGCCCATGTAGGTATTTGTCCTGTATCAATACCTGTTAATAAACTTTCAATCTGTGTAGATACTAATGCATCTGTAGGTAAAGAAGCAACTGAAGCTTGTACTGCTGTAGGTTGTTGCATAATTGTTGCAGTAACTTGAGCAGGATTAGTTGCAACTGCTGCTTGAATATCTGCAGGTAAAGTTGCAGTTTGTCCACTAACTGTTGCTGAAGTACCTTGAATAACTTGTGCTAATGCTCCTGAAGATAATTGTCCTTGTGCTGCTTGAGCAACTGCCGAAGATGTTGGTGTAGCTGTAGAACCTGTAGCAGTTCCACTTAATGTTCCAGTAACTTGAGCAACTTGTGCTGGAGTACTAACTGAACCTGTTTGTGCTGTAGCTTGTGAAGCAGTTCCTGTTTGAGCTGTCATTGTAGCTGCAGTTAAAGAAGCTGGAGTAGCAACCTGTGTAGATGTTCCAGGTGTAGCTGCAGTTATTGGAGCTGCAGAAATACTTGTATCTGTAACAGCAGTAGGTGCTGCCATAGTTGTACCTGATAACATTTCATTAGTTTGAACTGTTTGAGGTGTATAAGTTTGTTGAGCTGCTGTAGCTACTTCAGGTGTTTCCACTTGTTTAGCAACAAAAGTATCAGCTCTTTGTTGTCTAGCACCTATTTGTTGTTGAGCTGGTTGTGAAGCTGTAGGAATATTTTCAAATTTTCTAGCTTCATCACCAGTTTGAAATTTCTTTCTAGGTTGTTTTTTCATATTCTTTCTTTTAACTTTGTATATCATAATTAATCAAAATATTTTGTAGCACCTGCTATTAAAGCTGCTATCATTGTTAATATCCAAATTGCTCCTTTTCCTTTATTAATATCAGCTCTTAAACATTTAGTTTCAGATTTTAATTCTTTTACTTCTCGTACAAGAAAATCTATTTTAACTTCTGTTCCTGATTTTTTTCTAGCCATATTATCTACCTTGAGAATTATACAATTTAAATGTTCTACGTTTATGTTTATTCATAGTACTTAAAGATTTAGGTTTTCTTCCAATGGATGTTCCTTTTACTATTGGCTCATGTACAGCTTTATCCATTTTAAATTTTCTAGCCATTATCTTGCTGTTCCTGGGTCTCCATTAGATGCTACTAAAGATTCTCTTGCCCAAGCCATATATAAATAATCACTATCTTGGTTCATATAACTTCCATTATTATTTAATTTAAAACCATTTGATAAAAAGTCAGTTGGATTAGATGCTTGGTTAGATTCTACTTCAGATACATTAGAATATACCCATTTATCATTTGGGTTAAATCCTTGTGCTGCTGACCTTTTATTATCTAACATTACCCAATTATAACCATTAGCTCCATATCTTTTAACTATAACAAGAGCAGGTTCAAAACCAGTATTTATAAATGGACCATTTGTAGAATTATTTCCTGAATAAACACCACTTTTAAAAAATCCTTTTGTATTAGCAAAACAATAAGCAACATAATCTTTATCTGTAAATGATGTACCAATACTAAAAACAGAACTTGTAGGTGCTGTTGATTGAAAAACACTAGCAGACTGTGATTTACCATCTGTTGTATTTAAATTAATATATGCTGTGCTATCTGTATCAAACATACCTTTATGAAATACAAACCAATTTGCTGATGTTCCTGTTAATTTTTTAATCAACATTACATCAGGTGCAACACCTAGTCCATGTCCAACTGTTCCATTTGCATCTGTTCCTGTAAAAGTAACAATAGACATTTTAGCACTGGTATTTGCAGATACTGTTGAATTTATAGAACCATCTGTATTAGCTGAACCTGAACCATTCATTTTCCAGTTCCAAGCTACATAAGTATTAGGAGAAGAACTTCTGTTTACATAATTGTTTGTATCAGCACCTAATGTAAAACCATCACTATCAAAACTTGTTAATGTATTAGCTACTGTGTTTTCTCCACCGTTTCCTGTAGATTCAATAAGTTTTGTTACTCCTCTTACAGCATCAAACATAGGAGAGGCATAAGTTCCACCTCTGTTATAAATCCATGTCCAATCAGGTTGAAATCCCATACCAGTAATAGCTAGAGAACTTCCTGTTCCTGTATATAGTTTAGTATTAAAATTATCTTTTGGTTGAAATGATATGTAAGCCATTATCCAAACTCCTTTATGTTTTTAGTATTCATTGCATAATATCCTGATGGTACTGCATATTCAAATATTCCTTGACCATTAGCGTCTGCATTAGCTGAAGCTACAGCAGTTGTGCCAAAATAGCCTCCACCAAAGTTAAGTTCTATTTTTCTTGTATTACCAGCACCGCCTGTTTCTACTCCAATAAAATAATCAACACCAGTACCAAGATAAGTTGCTAAATTTAAAGCACCAGTTCCTGTTGAACCTGAAGTTGGGTCTGATGAATTTTGCCATGTGCCATTAACTCCAAAATATAAAAAATTGTTATCTGCATCAAGAGCTACTTGTATAATATCATTAACTGCCATGTCTGTATAAGTTCCTGAAATTACACCTCCACCTCTATAAACATCTGAGTAAGCATATATTAAAGCATCATTAGAACTAGATAAATAATCTGAGCCTTTATTCATGTAAGGATTTTTTTCACTAATAACACCAATACCATTGTAGTTATTTCCAGTAATAATTTTTGCTTCTGCATACCATTTTCCTGATTGTACTGCAAAATTACTAAAAGCATTGTCAGGTGCAGTTGCTCCACTTCCTTCATGTGATAGACCACCATTACCTATTGTTCCTCTTCTTCCACCTAAGAAAGTTAATGTGTTATAAACATTTGTTGGTGAGTCTATATTTTGAGTTAATGTACCTGCTCCAACACTCCAGTTATTAGAATTACCTGAACTATCTAAACCCATATTTCCACTATTTTCAAATTTTAAAAAGAAACCATTTGTACCATAAGTTACTGATGGATTAGTTTTTGGAACCCAAACTCCTGATGTTGAATCAGTTTCTCCAAATGTAGAAGCTGCATAAGCTGTTCCATCTGTAAAATGAAAGTGTGCCATATCTCCTGCCCAAAGACCTGATGGTGAAGAATAATAATTTCTACCTATATTATGTTGAACAGTATTATTTACTATTATATCATCATTTTGTGATGGATAATTTTCAGCAGAATAACCATTGTTTGCTGAAAGTATTTGTTCACCATTAATATAACTTTTTACCCTATCAGCAGCAGTAGCTTGTGTTGTGTCAACAGCAACTACCAAATGATACCATCCATTTACATCTGTAAATTTTCTAGTAGTTTGTATATCAGAACTCCATCTTCCTACTTTTAAATGATTATCACTTTGAAATGTTATATTAAAATGCCCTGCTGTACTATCAGCATTCCAAGCACTAAAGACTCCTCTTTCAGCATTGTTTAAAGTTTTTTTAAGCCAAACACTTACAGTAAAAGTTTTTCTGTTTCCTGAACTTGATGGTGTTCTTGATAAATAAGTTGATGCCATAATATATTCCTAGTTAAACTGTCCTGAGTTATTAATTCCTACTGATATTGTTATACTGAAAGCTCTGTCTGCCGTTTGAGCTTCAGCGTCTGTTGCCCTGATTGTAAAATTATAAGTAGTCTCAGCAGTTGCTCCTGATTCTGTTCCACTTATTACACCTGTTGAAGTATCTAAAGACACACCACCAGGTAATGCACCTGATTGTATTGCAAAAGATGTAGCACCAGTTGCAGCTACTGTATAAGATACTGCACTTCCTGCTGCGTTACTTCCTAATGAACCAGCACTTGTTGTCCATGCTGGAGCATCTGAAACTGTTAATAATGCAGTTGAACTTCTTACAGCATTTCCATCAGGATTTTCAATTCTTAAAAAATATGTTCCGTCTGTTGAAATTGTAAAAGCAGCACTAATACTTGTTGCACTATTAAATGTAACTGTGTCTGCTTGTACTATTGCACCATTTGTTGCAACGGCTTCTACGTTAGCACCATTAACAAAATTAGTTCCTGTAATTGTTATTGATGTTTGTGTATTCTCTATAACAGTTGGGCTAATACTTGAAATAGTTGGTTTAGTTTCTCCAATAGTTACTGAACCTCCAAGAGATACTGCCGAACCATTTATCGTTATTGCTGAGTTAGAAAGTTTAGCATTTTCAATAGACCCAGCAAGTTTAGCGTTAGTTATATTAGCATCTAAAATTTTAGCTGTAGTAACTCCATCATCTGCTAATTGTGTTGTATTAACTGAACCATCAATAGGTGTACTTAATAAACCTGTACCCATGTGATAAATAAAATCACAAGTATTTGAATCTGATAAAGCTGCATCAAATGTAATTGTAGAACCACTTACTGTAAAGTTACCATATTGAATAACTCCATCAATTGATACTATAACTGTATTTGCTGAACTTGGTGTAAATGCTACACTACTTTTAGTTAAATTGTAAGGACCAGCACCTGTTGCTGTAGCTGGTGTAATAGCATCTAGCTTTTCAACATTACTAAATCTATCTAAATTTTGTCCGATATAAGCCATATTAATATTGTAAAGACACTCCTCTTATTCTTGCATTTTTTGAAGTAGATTGATTAGCAAATTCTATTTTGTACTTCAAACTCGTACCTGAAGTAACAGATAAGTCATTGACTTTAGCCATCTTAATACCAGTAGAAAAATCTGGTAAAGCTGTAAGTGTAGCTGTCGAATAGTTTGAACCATTATCAGCAGAAAGTTTTAATATAATATCAGTATTTAATGTATTAACCCCTGCGTTGTCTTGGTATGTAAGGACAGCACCCATAGATGAAACACTTGATGAAGCTGTAATTGTAGCACCTTCAAATGAACCAGTTGCAGAAACAGTTGACGAAGTTTTGTAAGAAAAATCATCATTAGTTTTACTTCCACCTGAATAAGAAGTTTGAAAAGTTCTTAATTGGTTATAAGCGTCACCAAAAAGAATTATTGCTCTACCTGAACTTGGAACATTGCTGATAGTTGTCTTTCCATTACTTACTTTGTTTAATGAACCATCAAAAGGTTGAAATACAATTGTTCCTGCTGATTTATCATAAATACAACTAAATCCACCCCAAGCATTTGTATCATTGTAATAGCCATGAACTCCAAATTCATTATTACTTGCATCATAACTTTTGTCTCCACTTCCATCTGTATTTGTATCAAAGTTTTTAAAAGTGCTACCATCTGATAAAGCTGATGTGTTCATTCCTGTTCTAGCAGCAGAAGTTATAAAAGTGTCATTTTGGAATTGACTAGAACTTGAACCATAAGCTGTTGAAGCTGTTGCTGAAGTAAAAATATCAGGGTCAGAACCAGCTGTTAAACTAGTTCCGTCTGTCATTATAATTGTAAAGTTTGGATATTGTAAAGTCTGTATGCTTCCACCTTGGTTACTATTTCCAATAAAAACATTACATTGCCAGTCACCTGATAAATCCCAAAGTTCATTTACTATTGTTCCTGAATATTGAGAACTACTATTTTGATGTTGAGAGTTTGCTGTATTTTCTCCACCAGTCCAAGATGCAGTTCCTAAAGAACCATTGTAAGTACTAGTTCTATGTAATGATGGAATAAATTGAGTTTTTGAAGAATAAGTAGATGCAATATATTCATCAACATTTGCAACATTAGTTAAATTTGTAATTCCTGAACTATCTTGAAATACATCAAAAGATGCAGAGTTTGTATTTGAAGCATTAAGATTTTCTTGTGTATGAACTCTTAATCCAAGAGTTGATAAATCATTAACTAATTGATTGTCATCAAAAGATGTTGCGTGTTGAGAAACATTAGATGCTGCGATTCTGGCATCTGCGAATGTTCCTGAGGAAATTGCCGAAGCAGGTAATCCTGAAATTCTATTTGTATCTATTGTACCAGATGTAATTTTTGAAGCATCAAGATTAGGAATCTCTGCTGCATCTAAATCAATTGCTGGGTTTTTAATTTTAATTATTGCCATATTATTTTACCTTGCTACTGCTGGTATATTGTTAGTTCCTACTAATGGTGCTTCAGCAAATGCCATATACACTAAATCATCTCCACTACCATTTAATGCTGAAGTAGCAGTACGAACTTTAAATCCATTTGCAGTAAAATCCATTAAATAATCACCAGTTTCGTCATTAGTTGTATTCGGAAATAAAGCATACTTTTGTGGATTATATCCCTCTCTTTTATTATCTAGTATAATCCAATTTATATCAATATCAAAATTTTTAACCATTACAAAAGCTGGTTTGAATCCTGTATAAACAAACGGACCATCTGAATTATTATTTCCTGTGTATTTTCCAATTTTACTAAAACCAGTTACGTCTGCAAAACAGTAAGCTATTGTTACAGCACTTGATGCATTTGCTCTTGTATTAGAACCTAAATAAAAAATAGAAGATGTTGGGTCATAATTTTGATAATAATCTGAACTTGTACCTTGTCTTGCTGTATTAGCATTTAAAGTTAATCTATAATTATTTCCAATATCTTTATTATAAACTGCCCAATTTGTGCTTCCATTTGTAGTATCTTTAAAAAATATTATTTTTGGTGCTACACCTAAACCATGACCAACTGTAGCATTAGAACCTGTACCAGTATATTTAACAATACTAAATCCTGATGTTGTATTAGCAGATACAGTTGCTGTTATTGAACCATCTCCATTAGATGAACCAGCACCATTTGCTTTCCAATTCCAAGATACATGATTTTCACTATTTCTATTTATATTTGACCAAGACCCTAAAGTAAAACCATCACTATCTAAAGATGATAATCCAGTACCTATAGAGCTGTCTGCTCCCATAGTATTAGATTGAATATAATTTGTTCCTCTTAAAGCATCATATAAAACATGACCATCAACATAACTTCTTCCTTTTAACCAAACCAAGTCAGGTTGAAATCCTACACCTGTAACTGCATTTGTTCCACCATTACCAGTATAAAGTTTTGTATTAAAGTGGTCTGTACTTTTATTTACTGTTGTATATGCCATTATGTGTTTAGTCCTTTTGTTGATAGAGCTGTGTAACCTGCTGGTACATCATACTCAAATTTACCATTACCTGATGCATTAGTTCCTTCTGAAGATATTGCAGTTGTTCCAAAAAATCCATTGCCGAAGTTATAAGTATAAGTATCTTGGTTATAATAACTTTCCATAGCAGGAAGGTAAGTATATCCTGAAGCTATAGTAGCTGCCGCTCCTGTTCCTGTTGAACCTGAAGTTGGGTCTCCAGAATTTTGCCAAGTTCCATTTTTAGAAAAATATAATTTTGAATTATCTAAATCTACAGCACATCCAATAATATCATTGGTTGTGTAAGTATTTCCATACGCAGTATTACTACTTCCGTTTTGAATATTTCCTGAATTTCCTGTGTAAGCATATCCTCTAGTTTCATTATGAAATGTTCCATTAGTTTGGTCCATCTGGTCTGAATCAACAATTCCAAATCTCATATTCATTGGGTCACTACCATTTGTTCCAGTAACTTTCATTTCCCAATAAAATTTTCCACTAGATGCACCAAGTGTTCCGTACATAGTTCTAAAAGCACCACCAGTATTGCCTGTAATACTTAAGTTACCATTTGCTATTGTATATCCTGTTGATTGTACATTTAATGGATTTAAAGTAGCAAAGTTATTACTTGGACAATCTTTAGTTTGTGTAAGCGTTCCTGACGTTGTAAAAGAAACACTATTACTTCCACTATCTAAATCTAGATTACCTGCATTTTCAAATAAAAGATGACAAGAATTACCACCTGTTCCACCATAGTTTATTGTTGGGTCTAATTTTGGTTTCCATTCACCAGTTGTTGCATCTGTTTCACCAAACGTACTAGCATCATATTTATAACCTTGAATAAAATAAACATCAGACATTACACCTTCAAAATCACTACCACCTAATGTGCTACCTTCACCTATTCTAAAAGTGTAATCTGTATTCCAGCTTGTCGTAGCATTTTGAGAATAAATAGTGCTTGTTTGTAAAGAAGGCTCTTCACCATTCACATAAAGTTTTGCAGTTGGAGAACCAATACTACAATCAAAGTTAGCAACGATATGATACCAAGCATTAGTGTCTCTATACTGTGCATTAGTTTTAAGATTTAAAAGATAACTATTTCTATAGTCTTGAAAAGATAATCTACCATTACTAGCAAATCTTAAACTTCCCCAATAAGAACCACTATAATAAGATGTCACTAAATCTTGTTCTTGTATTTTTGCTAATTTAACCCACAAAGAAATTGTAAGTAGTTTTTGGTTATTAGCAGTTAAGGTTCTTGAAATATATCCAGCCATTAGTTAAATTGTCCTCCGTTTGATAATCCAAATGAGCTTGTTAATGAAAATTCTCTATCTGCTGTTTGACCTTCAGCATCTGTAGCTCTTAAAGTAAATGTATATGTAGTAGCAGTTGTAGAACTATTTAATGCACAATTTGCTTGTGATGCATTTGTTAATACAGATGTAGTTTCAGAATAAGTAATAGCTGAATCAGAACTTGCTGAAACTGTAGTAACTGTTCCTGAAAAATCACCAGCAACTGTTCCTAAAGAACCTGCTGATGTTGACCATGTAGGAGATGTACTTGCAGTTATAATTGCATTTGTACTTCTTGCTGCATTACCATCATCTAATTCTATTCTTACATAATAACTACCAGTTGATAAAGTAGCATTTACTGCAAGTGTAGTAGAGTTTGTTAAACTTACAGAGTTAGCAGTTGTAACTGCTCCTGTAGTTTTAATAAATTCTACTTTAGGTATTCCACTAAAATTTGTTCCTCCAATATTTATATCTGTAGCTGTATCAGGTGCTATAGTTTGTGATGTATCTGCTACAGTTGGTTTAGTTTCTGTTGCTTGTGCAAAAGATAAATTACCTGAACCATCTGTTTTTAAAAAATAATCGTTAGTAATACTTGATGGTAAAGTTAATGTATAAGATTGTGCAGCAGAATGAGGTGGTGCTTTAATTTTTACACCATGAGTATTAACATGACAGTTTAATTGAATGTAACCATCAACACTAGAACCATCACCTTTAATTTCTAAACCTGCTGTACCATCTGAAATAAATTCTGTCTTATCTTTTGTAACAGCATCTGCATTTACTTTAACTGTAGTTACAGCATTACTAGCAAGTTTGTCTGCTGAGACAATACCATTTGCTAAGTCATTTGCTGTTAAAGCTGAATCTGCAGGTTTCTTACCAACATATGCCATGTATTAATTTCCTTAAATTATGCTGAGATAGTATCTACAACACTTGTTATAATATCAATAGAAGAAGCTGCAGAAGCTACTGCCTCAACTGAATCACCTGATTGTAATACAACTTTTGAACCACCATCAATTAATTCTAATGAACCACCTGAAGGGATAGGTGCATCTTTAATTATATGTGTATTATCACTACCATTTTTTACATAGACAGTAACATTCACAGAGCTACCTGAAGTGTTTGAACATCTAATTCCAATAATTGCATCATCAGAGTTAGCTGCACTTCTTAGCTCAGTAGGTGAACCAGCATTGTTTGATATGTTTCTATTTAAAGTTCTTTCAAAATCTTGTGCCATAGATTATCCTAATTATACCTTTTTTTTGTTATATTGTCAACACAGATTATAAAGCAATAGCCATTGCTACTGCAAAACCATTACTAGCTTTTCCACTAATATTAGTATTAGCTGTGTCTATTTGAGTTTGAATAGCTGAAGTTACTCCATCTAAGAAACCAAATTCTGTATTATCTACTGAACCATCATGTATTAGATTAGCATTTAATCTATTAGATGAATCAATAGTTGCTTGTTTAGCATCTATCTGTGTTTGAGCATTAGATGATAAACTATTAATAAATTGAAATTCTGTACTTGTTACACTACCATCTGCTATTTTAGTAGCATCTATAGCTGCTGCTGCTTTAATGTCAGCATTAACTATATTAGTAATTGTATTATTATCTGAGTCAATTGCTTTATTTGTTAAAGTTTGAGAACCAGTTAAAGTTGCTACTGTTGAATCAATAGCTAAAGATACAGCTCCTGAAGTTCCTCCTCCTGATAATCCTGTTCCTGCTGTTACTTCTGTAATATCTCCAGTAGGTATAGTAGCTACTTGAGTATCAACATATGCTTTAATAGATTGTTGAGAAGCAACTTTATCAGCAGCATCAGATGACATATTATCTTCATCTAAAAATGCTGTACCACTAATAGCAGTATTTAAAACTGGACTTGTTAGAGTAGGACTTGTTAAAGTTTTATTTGTTAAAGTTTGTGAACCTGTAAGTGTAGTAACTGTAGAGTCAATTGCAATATCATTTGCATTAGCATCAATACCTGTACCACCTATAACATTTAATGTTACATCTCCTGATGTTCCACCACCTGTCATACCAGTACCAGCAACTACTGAAGTAATATCTCCTGTAGGTACTGTTGCAACTTGAGCATCTACATAAGTCTTAATAGCTTTTGCAGAAGCAAGTGTATCATCTGAACTTGATACTGAAGTTATATCTGTATCTAAAACTCCTGATTTTAAATTATCAACTTCAATATTAGATACTGTATTATTATCTACATCAATAACTTTATTTGTTAATGTTTGAGAACCTGTTAATGTTGCAACTGTAGAATCAATTGCAAATGTCATTGTTTGTGCAGAACCTGTAGTATCAATACCAGTTCCACCAGTTAATGTTAATGATTGTGAATCTAAATCAATAGATTGAGAACCACCACTATCACCTGAAAAATCTAAATCACTAGCTGTTACTTGTGCATCAACATATGTTTTAATTGCTTTAGCACTAGCTACTGTATCATCACTAGCTGAAACTGAACTTAAATCTGTATCTACATCTGTAATTGCTGTAGCTGAACCAATAACTAAACCATCTAAAGTTACATTACCATCAAAGTATGCATCTTTAAATTCAACTGAGCTTGTTCCTAGGTCAATATCATTATCTGTAATTGGAACAATTGCTCCATCTTCTAATCTAAATTGTTGAGTAGCTGTTCCTGATACATCAACATAAAATTCAATATGGTCATTTGTTGTATCAATTAAAATTTTATTTAAAGGTGCAGTTAATCCTGCATCTCCTATTAAACCAATTACTGGACCTTCGGCTGCAGTACCATCATGTTTGTGTCCAGTTGTATTATTAAATGCTGCTAATAGTTGATTGTATTCATTATTAAATAATGACGCTGATATTGTATCGCCATCATTAATAGAACTTTGTCTAGTATATCCTGCCATATTATCTTCTTCCTCCTGCTATAAATGAAACAAACATTCCGTTAACTGAGTAAGGTGCATTTGTATCATTACTAAAAAATTTAAAGTTATTAGAAAAACCACTTCCTGTTACTAATACTCTTTTACTTGGTAAAGATGTTGCTCCAAAAATTACTGTTCCAAAAGTAGCTGAACCAAATAGAGCTGCTGAACTTAAATTACCAACATTAAAATTTCCTGGTTGTGGTACTTCAGAGTTTTCAAAGTCGTATCTAATTCTTAATTTTAAATCGTTTTGTATTCCTTCAGGTTCAATATTTGCTTTAATAGCATATAAACTTTTTCTTAAACCATTATCACCATAATCCATATCAGGTGTTTGAAATTCTGCTTCTACATTTGAACCATCAAAACTATTACCAGTATCATGTTCAAATACAAAACCTGATTCATCAGCATGAAATATTTTTTCTGTGCCTGAACTATTTAAATCTGATGTACAAAATTTAACAGGTAAACCTTTTGTTTCACTCCATTCAAAAGCAGGAATACCTTCTGCACTATATTTAAATGTTCCTATCAATCCTTTTTGTCCACTATCTGCTTGACCTGATTGATAATAAAATAATCTGTATTGACTTCTTTCTCTAATAACAATACTTGATAAAGTAAAACTACCAATGTTATTTAATAAATTATTTATAACTGGTAAAATTTTTCTACTAATAGAACCTAATTCTACGTCATCAATTCTAGCTGTACCAGCAACTGTTCTTAATCCATCAGGTGCTAGAAAAATTAAATCTCCACCTATCTCTTGAATTGAGTTGCCATTTACACAACCTATATTTTTAGTTACTGATTTAATTATAGGAGTAGAATCAAGGTTTGTCAACTCATATATACTATTTTTACAGAATATAATAAGTGAGTTTCTAAATACTTTAATACCTGTAATAACATCACCTACATCTATAGAACCAGCAGAAGAACCTTCAAAATCCCAAGGTTTTAATCTAGTACTATAATAAACTACACTAGGTGCTGTTGAATCTCCAGCAACTACTAATCTTTCTGCAAATTTTTCTATAAATTTACATTTAGTTGGAGCTGCTCTATCTAATTCTAAAAAATGATAACCATTAGAATCTATTTGAAATTCAGCTATTTTATTTACGCCATCAACAAAATATATAGAACCTGCATTACCTTCTGATTCAAAATTTACAAACTGTACATTAGATTGATTAGTTCTAACTATTGTTGTAGCAGCAGCTAAAGAACCTGAAGCTATTCCACTTTTACTTATTGTTAAACCACTTCCTGTTGTTTTAGCATTTATATCAATAGTTAAAGATGTATCACTTTGTATAGATAATACATGATAATAATTACTATCAATTTTAATTACATCATTAACTTCTAAAGCTGTAGTAAAAGATGTTGCTGTTCCTGTAACAGTAGCTGAACCTGATGTTATACTTACTGTTCCTGAAAGATTAGTAAAGGTATCTTTATTTATTTGAACATAAGATGTACCAGTACTGCTCCAATATAAGTCATCATCTTGTGCAACTAATACTCCATCATTATAATTTTTTATTCCATGAATTACATCTGTTGATGTTCCTGATGGAACTACTGCACTACCACCACCAAATTTTGTATAACCACTTATTCTTCTATAACCACCTGTTGTAGATGATTCAAAGTTTTGTAATTTAGTAGCTGCACCTGGAGTTCTAAATAATGCATGAGAACTAGATACTAAATCTAATCCACCTTGTACTGTAATGGAAGCTCCTTGTGTTGGCA